TGTCTGTTATTACAGGTATTCCAGCATCTAACCCTCTTATACCTACAGTTCCTAGTGATCAAGTATTAGTACAATACATATTAGTTTCCGCAGGTTCAGTAACACCAGATATAACAAATGAATTTGTCTATAGAGAAAGTCAAGCTGGAGACTGGGCAGGTTTTGTAGCAGGACCAGCTCCTACACCAATTGCAAACTTTGCAAGTACAACACCCACTCCATTTCAAGGAGTTGCATGTTTAAGTGCTTCTTATGCAACATATACTACTTCAAGATATGTTGGATTTACTGCGCCTAGTCCATTGAATAGATCTAGTTATGCAGCCGTATCTTTAAGAGTATATTTACCACAAGCACTTCCTGGTTTAGATGGTGTTGCTCAAGGTAGAAGACCTGCTATGATGGTTCTTAGTGGTGGATCTAGTTTAGGTTTTATATATTTAGATCAGCATGGTTTGAATCCAAATTTAACTGGTACATGGCAGTTAGTTACTATTCCATTAGGATTCTTTAATGCATCAGCTAATGCATCTACTATAACTTCTATAAGATTATTCTTAGTTGAGTTTATAAACACTACTCCTGTGTATGTTAACATTGCATATGATGATATTAAGTTTCAAACTGGATTTGGTCCTCAATCAAATATTGCAACTGTTGATGTATTAAATAATGGTACAGTTGTGGGAGCAACTTCAAAAATTAATTTTATTCCATCAACAGAGATATCTGTAAATACAGTAGTTGATCCATTAACTAATATTATTGATGTTACTCATATAAATACAGGAGTTGTAGCTTTAAGTTTATTACTTGGACCTAGTGTTATTTTGAATCAAAGTTATGCTGGACGAGTTATACTTTTAAATATTACTGTAACAGATGTGACTATTCCTTTTAATCTTACTACAGTTATTGCCATAGGTTCAGTATTTAAAGTTATAAATGAAAGTTCTTCTCCTATTCCTATTTTACCAGAAAATGGTTCAGTACTAATTTATTCATTAAGTTCGTTAGGTTCAGTAGATGGTCCTTATGGAGTTGTAACAGCAACAAAGATAACTCCCTATGCATGGCTTCTTGAAGGAGATTTAGTTTAAAAATATAAGTAAAAATACTTAGTAAGTCGTTGTAATTGATTTAACTGCATAAAATGAAAACATTAGCTATTAAAATATATGGATCTTTGTTATTGCCAGTAATAGTATTCTTTGCTCCTATATATTTCATGGTGTTTTTAGTAGGCTTAGCTACAATTATAGATACAGGATTTGGTATATGGAAAGCTAAATCATTAGGTGAAGAAGTTACATCAAAACTTTGTCGTAAGGGGTTAGTACCAAAAATAAAATCTTATGTACTTATAGTACTATTATTGTTTGTTGCAGATTATTACATAGTAAATGAATTTACTAAGCTATTTATAAGTATAGAATTTGTGTCTACTAAACTTGTATCTTTAGCACTTATTATTATAGAGGTTAGATCAATGGATGAATCATTTAACAAAGTAAAAGGTTATTCATTTTTAGCAAAACTTTACAGTAATATAAAGAGTATTAAAAAAGTAAAAGAAGATATACAGCCATGAAGATTAATTGGAATCATTTAATAACATTTATGTGGGCTTTATTAATAAGTCTTTTATGGCTTTTTACAATGTATAGCTGCTCTACTGAGCATCACTTATCTAAGGCACAGAAACACATTGATATTGCTAAACGTAAAGGAGCAGTGATTACTCCTGATACAGTATGGCAGTATAACTATACCAAAGAAACTATCTTTGATACTATTACTCAAACTTATAAAGAGGTATTAAAGAAAGACAGTACAATGCAGACTATTAATAATGTGATATCTGCAGGGATGACACGCCAGGAAAGATTAGCACTTAAAGCTAATTTTAAACATCTTGAAAAAATGATGAAGATGCAAAATGACAGTTTAAATAAACAGCTTAAAGCAGCTACAAAAATGAATGGTCAAAATCAGAAAACCATTAGAACAATTGAACGTCTAGAAAATAAGCCTTGGATGTGGGTAGCTATAAGTTTAGTATCTTTGGTTTTATTAGTAGGATTATTTATGGTATGGAAATTTTTTAGAATATGAGCTATACTTTTTTAAAAACAGAAAAATCTCCAAGAATACTTGTAGAGGCTGTTAAGATGATGGGTACTAAAGAAATTAAAGGTTCAAAGCATAATCCTGAGATTATGAGATGGGCTAAAGTTGTAGGTCTTGAAAAAACATACACGGCAGATGAAATTCCTTGGTGTGGTCTTGCAATGGCATACGCAGCACATATGGCAGGTTTAGAAGTACCTAAGATTTCTCTTAGAGCTTTAGCATGGAATCAGTTTGGTGTACAAGTTCAAGAGGCAATGCTTGGAGATATATTAACTTTCACAAGAAAAGGTGGAGGTCATGTTGGCATTTATGTAGGAGAAGACAAAGATTGTTATCATGTACTTGGAGGTAATCAAAGTGATGCAATGAATGTTACTCGTATTTTAAAGTCAAGACTAAGTCAGATAAGAAGAACTAAATGGAAGATAGCACAGCCTATTAATGTTAGAAAAATAGAACTTGATGCTAAAGGTATAATAAGTAAAAATGAAGCATGATGAAAATTAGAAACAGTTGGAGAAGTTATAGAAGACAATGGGATAAAGTCTGTATAAGATTAAGATTAGGAGCAATAGATTTTTTAACAATTGAAGTTGATATATCTAGAGAATTCTACATGTTAACAATATTAAACCTTACAATTAAAAATAGATAATTATGAAAAATTTTAGAGGATTACATACGTATGCCCAAGGAGGTATAAAAACAGAAGAATTTGCTCCAGGTAATGTAGCAAAAACAAATATGATAACTGCTAATCCATCAAGAGTGCCTGAAGCAATGCCTAATTTTGGGGGTGGTGATAAAAAACCTAAACAAAGTAAAGCAGCTAGAAGAAACACTCCAAATAAAAATTTTAAAGATAAATGCTTTAAAAGAAATTAATATTATAAACCCTTAGTTTAACCCAGGTACCATAAGTATCTGGGTTTTTTGCATTTAAATGTTTGAAGTTTAAACTTATTTAGTTACATTTGTTTTAAACTTAAAAAGTATAATAATGGAAAACCAACAAGAAACTGAATTAACTGTAGAAGAGTTAATGCAAAAAAAAGAAGAAATGTTACAGTTCTATACTGAATCTCTACCTTATTTAGAAGCACAAGCTAAGTATGAAAAATTACTTGCTGAAATTGATGAGTCAAGATTTAAAAGAACTAGTATTCAGATGCAGTATGCAATGATGGCTCAACAAGATAAAGAACATGCTGAAACAGGTGAAAGATATAAAATGGAGGAAGAAGAAGATGCTCCAGTAAAAAGAACATTAAAAAAATCATAATATCATGGCATTAGTTAATCAAGTACAAAAACGTGCTGTAATGACTAAATGGGATGTAATTAAATTTCAGATTGTTACTCACTGTTATATACACAACATAACAGTGAGTGATTCTGATCTTAATTGTTTAACATTACTTAGTATTACAGGTTCAATTGAGTTAACTCATTTTTGTTATGATGCTTCTTCAGAAGAAGAATGGATATTTAAATCACCTCAGACTGTTAGAAATGCAATTAATAAATCTGAAAAAAATAACTTGGTAATAAAAGATAAGGATAATAAAAAAATTATTATGATAAATCCAGATTTAAAAATTCAAGTAGATGGTGATATATTATTAGATTATAAGTTTTTAGGCAGATGATTCCAAAAAAACCTAAAATATTATATAAACAATTAGCTGAAGAAACTAATTTAAATGAAACCTTAATTGACAATTTAATAACTTTTTATTATAAAGAAATAAGAAGTGAAATGTCTGCATTAAATCATACTAAAATATATATTGATGGTTTAGGTCAGTTTGTTGTTAAATCAAAAACAGTAGACAACTTAATACTTAAATATAAAAGAATAATAGCAAAAGCAGACAATTATTCTTTTTCAAGTTATCATAATAAAATAAGATTAACTACAAGACTAGAAGAGCTTAATGCAGTTAAACTTAAATTACAAGAAGATAAAAGTAAAAAACAAATCTTTTTAATTGAAAAAAATGGAAAGAACATTAACAAAACTTTGGAAGAATAGAAAACAAATTCTTGAAGGAATTAAGAATAGCATTATCCGTGATCAATTTGTAGAAGAAATAGCAGAACAAAGAATGTTACATTGTCATGCATGTCCTAAAAAAGATATAAAAGGTACAACATGTTTAATGCCAGGTACTCAACCATGTTGTTCATTATGTGGATGTTCACTTAGTTTTAAAGTAAGATCATTGTCTTCAGATTGTCCAGCACATAAATGGAAAGCAGTACTTACTGAAAAAGAAGAAGATAAATTAAATAACCTTAAAGACTAATATGAGTATAGTATTTAAAGCATCAGATCATAGTTACACAAGTATAGATAAATCTGAAGATATATCTTGGACAAGTGTTACTAGTTTAGTATCACATTTTAAAGAACCATTTGATTCTTCAGGTGTGGCAAAAAAATGTGCAAAGAACTCAAAGTCTAAATGGTTTGGATTAACACCTGAAGTAATACAAGAGTTATGGAAATCTGAGTCTGAACGGGCTATGAGTCTAGGTACTTTTTATCACAACCAAAGGGAAACTGATTTATGTAATTTAGCGTCTATAGAAAAAGAAGGAATACCTCTTCCAGTATATGTGCCTCAAGAAGTTGAAGGTATTAAGTATGCACCTGATCAAAAGCTAACTGATGGAATATATCCAGAACATATGGTGTATTTAAAGTCAGCTAGTATATGTGGCCAATCAGATTTAGTTGAAGTAGTAAATAATAAAGTGCATATAATAGATTATAAAACTAATAAAGAAATTAAGTTAGAAGGATTTAAAAATTGGGAGGGTATTACTAAAAAAATGTTATTCCCTGTTAATCATTTAGATGATTGTAACTTCTCACACTATGCTTTACAGTTGAGTATTTATATGTATATTATATTAAAGCATAATCCTAAACTATCTGTGGGTACAATGTACCTACATCATATAGTATTTGAATCATTAGATATTGATCAATGGGGTTATCCGGTTACTAAATATAATGACAATGGAGATCCAATTGTATTAGAAGTTATTCCAATTGAAGTACCCTATTTAAAAGATGAAGTAATTAGTATTGTTAATTGGTTACATGATAACAAACACAAACTTAAAAAAAAATAATATGATAATAGATTGTAAAATTGTAATGACCAATTTAAAAGTAAAAGAATTAACTGGTCAAGAATCTATTTTATTTATGCCTTTTTCTTTTGATATAAGTATGATTACTGCATATAGACAATCAGTTGATGATAATGGTGAAGCTGAAGAGTATACTGTAGTTTATACAGAATACGGAGATACATATTGTATTGACATAACATATGGTGAATTTAACTATATGTACAAAAAATATATAGATGATAATAAAACTATTTGACATACAAAACAATGTTATTGTTCCTACAGAACATTGTTATACATTGAAATCTCTTAAAGATATAATGGATGAATATCCGGAAGATCATCTTAAGATATATCAATACTTATTCTATATGACTTGTCCTAACCCCGATTTAAACCCATTCTTTTATACTCCTGAAAATGATAAAGAAGATTTGATATTAAAGGAAATACAAGCAGCTTTTTCTACTGAAGATAAAAGTATATGGACAGCACTACAGTTTTGTAGAAGGATGTATGAAACTCCTACCTCACGCGCGTATGATGGTATGCAAAAAGCTTTAGATAGAATATCTAGGTATTTAGCTACTGCTCAAATAACTGATGGTAAAGATGGTAACATAGCTCAAATTAGAGCATTGGCTAAAGACTTTGATGGAATTAGACAGTCATTTAAAGGTGTTTATAAAGATCTTCAAGATGAACAACAAAGTAGAGTAAGAGGAGGCCAGGGGCTTGCGTACGATTCTTAATGGAAAATATATACAATGAATATGACTTATAATGGAAAATATATATACTGATATACCAACTTGGGATAATGGTACTTGGACAACTACATCATTTGAATCAAGAGATGCATGGAGAGATTATCTTTTAACTCTATTTAAAGAACCAGGTGAATATGAATTTGATGAAGTAAGTAATGAAGTATTTATTATTGAGTCAACTAAATTTAGAAAAGATGCAATATATTGTGTTGCACCATTTAAATCTAAAGACTTTATAAATTATTGGGAAGACCAAAAGACTAAATGTAGACTAGGAGTATTAATTAAGTCTAAAGATAAAACTTGGTATCTATCAAGAGATTATTATATGTGGTTAAACTTCTTACCAATCTTTGATAAAGAACAACAAAAGTTTGACTTTGCTCAGATAAGAGATGCACAATATCATATGGCTTTATATGAAATACTAGCTGAGTTATTTTATAAACATGTGGCTATATTAAAAAAACGTCAAATTGCGTCATCATACTTCCATGCAGGTAAACTTATAAATCAATTATGGTTTGAGGCAGGAGTTACACTTAAAATGGGTGCAAGTCTTAAGGATTACATAAATGAAAAAGGTACTTGGAAATTCTTATCTGAGTATGCTGCATTCTTAAATGAACATACTGCTTGGTATAGACCTATGTCTCCAGATAAGGTAATGATGTGGCAACAAAAAATTCAAGTAAGAAAAGGAGACAGAAATACAGAAGTAGGTCTTAAAGGAACCATACAAGGTATGTCTTTTGAAAAAGATCCTACAAATGGTGTAGGGGGTCCTGTTAAGTTCTTCTTCCATGAAGAGGCCGGCATTGCTCCTAAGATGAATACAACCTTTGGATATATTAAGCCCGCACTTAAGTCTGGTATGATGACTACAGGATTGTTTATTGCTGCAGGATCTGTGGGTGATTTAGATCAATGTGAACCACTTAAAAAAATGATCTTAGATCCAGAAGCAAATGAGATATATGCTGTAGAAACAAACTTAATAGATGATGAAGGTACTATAGGTATGTCAGGATTGTTTATTCCTGAACAATGGTCTATGCCTCCATATATTGATGCTTATGGTAATAGTTTAATAAAAGAATCTCTTGTAGCATTAGATGAGTATTTTGA